CGACGTAAGAACACCAGTTGATCCAACTTGGAAAGTAGTTAGAAACTATGAACAATTTGTAGATCAAGTTACTTACTATGGATTAGAAAACATTGATATAATTTCATTAGACCATGATTTAGGACCCTCAGCAATGGCTGAATGGCACTCAAACGTGTATCACAATTATAAATTAGATTACAATAACATTACAGAGAAAACTGGAATGGATTGTGTTAAATGGTTGATAAATGAATGGTTAGATGGTAAACCAGTAGTAGATGTTGTAATACATTCTGCAAATGCAGTTGGTAGCGGTAATATGTTAGGAATGATTAACAACTACAGACATATTCATAGATTATTTCAGAATTGTGTAAGAGTGCAAATTGAACATACAGTATAGAAATTATGGAAGACTTTTTTGAAGAAATAAAAAACAGACCAAGACCAAACATATTCAGAAGAATATACCTTTGGTGGAATCATGACGGAAAATATTATCATAAATATTTCAAACAAGGAATAAAAAACCTATGGTACTGGTTTCCAGTTATCTGGAAAGATAGGAATTGGGATGATGGATACATCTTTGATGTTTTAAAACATAAACTAAAAGCACAAGCCAAATACATTGGAGGTAGAGACAGACATACAAGAGCACAACAAGATGCTCGTAGAATGAGACTTTGTGTTAAGCTAATTGAAAAAGTTCAAGATGAAACATATGCAATGGAGTATATGGATTATGGAAAAGATAGAGTATGGTTTACACCTTGTAATGACGGAACAGGAAATTCTTTATACAATTCAGAAGAAGTATGGGAAAATTATGATGAGCTGTTTAAGAAGTATAAACTAATATATCGAAAAGTACTAAAAGGGGAAGGTCCCTTTACTCTTGACGGAAGAGATGAATCTGATATGAAAAGAATCATTGCTATGAACATCTGCCACATTAACCAACAAAGAGCTCAAAATCTACTATTTAAGATAATGAATGAGAATATAAATTGCTGGTGGGATTGAAAAATTTTAACTATTTTCTGTAGTTTTTTATGATTCTATGATATTTATATTAAATAAGAGTACTGGTACTGCTCAATAAAAACATTACGGAGATTTTAAAAAGACACCAAGTACCAGTTGGCTATTTTTAATTTCTCCTTTTTTATTTAATATGATAGGAATTTATAAAATTACAAATCCCAAAGGAAAAGTATACATTGGGCAGGCTTATAACTTGGAAGAGAGAAAAGGAGAGTATCGTAAATTGGAGTGCAAAGGTCAGCCAAAAATTTATAACTCACTAGTCAAATACGGTTTCTCTGAGCATATATTTGAGATAATAGAACAATGTAATATTGAGGAGTTAAATGTTCGTGAGAGATATTGGCAGGATTTCTACGATGTATTATCTGAAAAAGGACTGAACTGCATACTACAGAGCACATCGGAAAAACCTAAGAAGTATTCACAAGAAACTACCAAAAAGATGTCTACAAGTATGAAGGCTTTTATTGTTAGCGAAAGAGGACAGGAAATTACAAAAAAAGCAATAATTAAAAGAAAACATTTTTGGACAACAGAAGAAGGATTAAAAAGGAAAGTGGAAATGGTTTCTAAGGTTGATTACGTAGATAGAAGTACTAAGATTGATTTTAAAAAAAGAACTGCTAATACTGATTATCAAGCAAGAAATGCTAAAATAGATTGGAAGGATCTACAGGCAAAAAGAGTAAAGACAATGGACTGGGAAGCTAAAGCTAAAAAATGTATGAAACCTATTATTCAATTTGATAAAAATGAAACCTTTATTAGAGAGTGGGATTCAATCAAAGAAGCAGGAGAGACCTTAGGACTAGATCGAAGCAACATCTCAGGCTGCTGTAAAGGCAAAACCAAAACCTCAGGAGGTTTTATTTGGAAATATAAAAACATATGATAAAAATAACCAAATACATCCTAATACTATTCTCAGTCTTTACTTTTAGTCAGGAACACATCCTAATAGGCGATTCACAAACATACCTACTAGCCAAACATTCAACACAAATCAAACAGATAAAACGCTTATGCCAATCGGGTATAGGCGTTATTGAATTGAATAGGAAAACACTTAAATACCCTGTATCTCCCGCAGTTAAAACCGTATCTATGTGCATTGGAGTAAACGATGGGTACAGAGACAGAGGCATAAGTATTTTATTAAATACTATTAAGAGAACTTTTCCAAACGCTTGCCTTTACATCATTCAAGGATCATGGGGTTGGGGCAAGGTAAGTAGAATGAATCAAAATACTTTGGACAGGTATTATAAACAATTTCCAGGAACAATAATACATCCAGCAATTGGAAAAGGAGATCCACATAAAGACAAAAAAGTTTATAAAATTATAATGAAAAGTTTGGAAAGTCAAATATAATTTCGTATATTTAGGTATAATTTAAAGCAAAGGTTATGAAAAACATACACGTATTACCAACAGATAAACCAAGTAGGTTACATCTTTGGACTGATGAAAAAGGTACAAGACCTGAATTATGTGAGTTAGAATACTCTCATACAAGAAATACTCAAAACATCTACATCACTTCAAATGAAGAAATTAAAGAAGGAGATTGGGTATTAGGAGATTATCCAGACAACCCTATTTGTAAAGTTATTGCTAAATATGGTCAAGAATTTACAGCACAATCTTTAAATGGAGATAGATACGGTCTAGCAGAATATGATTCTAAAAAAATAATCCTAACAACAGACCAAGACTTAATCAAAGATGGTGTACAAGAAATTACAGATGATTTCCTTGAATGGTTTGTTAAGAATCCAAGTTGTGAAGAAATTAAAACTCTTAAAACAACAAGAAAGAGAAAAAATGAACTTATGTTTTACAAAATAATCATTCCAAAAGAAGAACTTAAACAAGAAACACTTACTTATACAGAAGCAGTTAAGAAAGAAGAAAGAATATTTAATTCTATTATGATGAAACAAGAAACACTTGAAGAAGTTAAACCAATGAGGGAGTTAGTTGTTTTTCTTGATAGAATAAAAAAGAATTTAACAAACAAAAATGAGGTTACAACAATTCAGATTATAATAGACACTATAAAAAATGAATTTTTTGAAAAGGTTTCTAAATGGCAACAAGAACAAGACAAGAATAAGTATAGTGAGGAAGAAGTTGAACATTTGATACATTTAGCAGTATTCCAATCTCATTGTGGTGTAAAAGACAGAGTAAAAATCCCAAATAGTAATGAATGCGCTGGTTTTGTAAATAAATGGTTTGAACAACATAAAAAGAAATAAAATGAAACACCTACTAACACTCCTTCTACTAATAACACTAACATCATGTTCAGTAGAACAAAGAATCAAAGATCATTCTTATACAGAAGAATGGTATTATATTGATACAATGCGATTTCAAGTATACAAAACTAAAAGTGGAAAAAAATACATCATTGTATTAAACGAAAAACAAACAAGATATAAACGTCAATACATTAGATAATGACTCGCATAACAATTTTGAGTGATACACATACAAGACATGGATTGATTCCAATGTCAGATTTACCAGGAGGTGATATTTTAATCCACTCCGGAGACATAATGAATTCAGGGTATAACAAAAATGATATCCATGATTTTCTATATTGGTTTGAATCTTTAAAACAATACGATACTAAAATCTTTATAGCAGGTAATCACGATCGCATGTTTGAAAATCATCCAGAAGAAGTAAGAGAATGGATAAATAAGCATGTAGGTGTAGATTATCTTCAAGACGAGCAATTAACATTGTATGGAGATGGTCCAAATGGGAATATGCCTGAAAATAATATTAGAATTTATGGGATACCACATACCCCTGAATTTTATAATTGGGCTTTTAATGTACCAAGAAATTCCCATCAAATGCAAGAAATCATGAACAAAATACCAGACAATGTAGATATCCTAGTAACACATGGGCCTCCTTACGGAATTCTAGATACAATATCTCCCAACAGCTATCAGGCTCTAGGATGTGAAGTATTGAGAGATAGAGTAAAACAGGTAAAACCGAAGTTACATATATTTGGGCACATACATGGTGGAAGAGGTATAGAACATATTGATGGGACTTTATTTATAAATGCATCTGTACTTAATGAACAGTATAATTATATGAATAAACCTATTACACTTGATTTTGATTTTCTTACAGGAAATTACGAAATACTTGTAAAATAATTTAATAAAAACTATTTTTTGTGATATTTATATTAAATAACAGGTACTAGTCCTACCTAAGAAAAACATTACGGAGATTTTAAAAATTTACTACGGACTAGGTAGTTGTTTTTAATTTCTCCTTTTTTATTTAATATGAAGAAGTGTTA